GCTTCATTTTGATCTACATATTGTACAACTCCGTACCTATCAATATAACTCACCGATTGTGGATCAGCTTGAGTGCGAGTAAATATAACTGTGCCAGTACCACAAACCATGTCAGTTGAGTTTTTCAAGGGTAGGTGAAGCAGCGGGTTGTTGATGCGGCCAATAGCCAGGTCCGGAGGAAAGCCGTCTTCCAGGGCTCCCTTGGTCAACCTGAGACTTACGATATCGCCGGCGGCATGGGTCACATCCGAGGTTCCTTCCTGTGCCCGTTCGATAGTCAAGGTAGTTCCGGTCCTGGACGTACACTTGACAACTTCAAACTCGCTCTCGATGTTCTGAGCCCTGGCGCATACCGTTAGCAGGAAATATTCATTGCCATCAGGTTCCGGCATTCCGGCTGCGGAAGTTACCGACATTGATGTGGCTCCGGATGTCAAGTCGCTGGCGAGGGTAGTTTCAACATTATTGGCAAAAAGTTGCATGATTAAGAAACCTCCTTAATCTTAAGCTTGAATTCTTTTTCTTTCTCGCGTCCGCCTTCGGTCGTCGCTACACAGGTAATCAGATAGGTTTCGCCGTCTGTCCCTCCTGACAGCCAAACCTTGACAATCCCGGGAGAAACGATATTGTATGAATCAAGGGTGATTCCGGCCGCAACCGTGATTACAGCGCTTTCTATCTCATCGCCCGAATCAAGCCAATCAGTATATTTGAAGTCATAATCAAGAACTTCACTCGGTTGCTTCGTTTTTTTCGTAACAGCCATTATACCACCTGTATTATCCTGTCTTCTTCGTCAACAGTGATAGTTCGATCTTCAAAATCAACATATATTATCCGCTCTTCCGGTGCCGGAACGTCTATATTTGAATAGATCGTTGCATCAATTATTCCTGCGCATAAGATGTTCACCTCAGCCAGCGTCCAAAGCTTCCCAAGCATGTAAATATCAACACCACAAAGAACGTCAACCTCAGCCTGAATCGCTTTTCTAACCTCATCATCAACAAAGACAATCGCGCCGCCACCATCAATATCTGTAACTGCTCCACGATAAATAACCGGGTCAAGTTCCATCCCGATCAGAGAACCATTATCGATGTCAGCAACGGCCGCCCGGGTAAAACTTATATTTTCTGAGATTAAAGCAACTGAAAGGATGTCCGCATTTCCACTGATTTCCATGTGGGCTGTAGACGCTATAGCCGCTTGGCAAGACACCTCTGCCTGACTTGCATTAACTTTTGTCGTTAGCGTCGTGATGGTTGCCGGACAGTCAATATCCACAAGTTGGGCAACTAATGTCGCAATAGGATGTTCGTCAATGTACAAGCATTGGATATTTGCTTCTGCGGCCTGGATCTTGGTGACGGGAACTGCCGACATAGATGATTCACCAACCATTGTAATCGGTCTGGTGATCAACCATCCGGAATTCGTTGAGACAATGGAAATACAGGTAATGTCAAGATACGCTTCAACGGTAAAGCCTGATTCACCATCAGCCTTAATCCCCACGCTGGGCCAGATAGAAGCCGAAGCCTCAATATCGCTGTAAACATATTGGGTGACAAGGACTTCTGAATCATTGACATCAAAACTGGAAATGCAAAGCCCGGTAGGATCTGAGAAAGTTAAGCGGATTCTGGTAGCATCAGCATCAATCGTGGCCGTCTCTATGACATCGGCCTCGCCAACCTCATCAGCAACAATACCATACAGTGAAGCAGAGCAAAGTATCTCTGAAAACGCTGAAACCGTAACACCGGCAATAACAACTGATAGACAATCAACGTAACCTTCTGCTCCGAAAATAACCGTAGCGGGAACGTTAATTGAAACTGCAGCTAAGACATCGCTATAAACCTGCCTAATCCTGGTTGCCTCGACATCCAAAACCGCATCGCATTGGACACCAGAAGCCCCGCCACGGACAAAGAATATGTCTCCGCCGTCATAGGTTGTTGCCGCTTCGCAAAGAACATTCGAGACAGGCTTAACTACCCTGACTGCCGTAACATCAAGGACTGAGCCACAACCAATATCGGCTACAGGCTTAACAACCCTAACGCCTGCAGCATCAAGGACAGCGTCGGCTGATATGTCTGCAGCCGCACTATGCCAGACGTATAATATCCCGGCACTGCCTATCGCTTGCCCGTTTAGTGTTCTCGCATTAAGCATGATTTAGCTCAATGTTACTTTCAAAGCCCCGATTCCAAAGGAAAGCACGTCGTTAATTTCCAGGGTTTTGCTACTGTTCAACGCCTGGGAAAATAACAGATTGCCACCAGACGAGGCATCATATATTCCAACATGCGTAACGATCGTCTGTGCATCCACAATGGCCGGAAAGGTAATCGCCGTGCTGTTAGCGGAATAACCCTCGGTAGCGTGAGGCGCATCAAATGACGCTGCCTGTCTGGCATACCCACTGTCAGTTACTTCATTTGCCGTTACGTTTGCGTCTGTTGGGTCATCAGTAAACAGGGCAACATGAATCGATGACGGAGATGTGTATGTACTCTGCCTGAGTACATGGTTGATAATAGCCTGTTCGAGATAATCACTGTAGCCGCTCATAATATAATCCTCCAAATAGTTAAAAAAAAGACCGGTCTCACAAACTCCCCCGAGAGGAAAAATGTAAGCCGGTCCGATTGGCACTCGTGCTTAGGGTTTTATGCAGTTGTCTTGGTTAAAGGTTTGCTAAATAATGCGAGAGTCTAAGGTTTGCCGTAAAACATCATTCATCGTAACGTTCCTGGCCGAATAAGCGTAATCTAAAAATGTGTTGCGATAGGCCGAAGCCGTTACTAAATTCGTCCATTCCTTGTTAGGGAGCATCAGGACACGGGAAATAGCACCTGAAATAATTGCATCATAATGTTCGGCACCAAACCGATCATCTATCCTGGTGGAGTTCCTGGCCGGTGACACAGCCATCAATAAAGCAACGGCATCATCAACGTCAGCCAACGGGACCGGATACAGCTTAACCAGCTTTACGGTCGGGGACAGCTCGCGAAGATACCATGTGGGATATTCCCCCGTCGCAGTACGCCAGTCAGTGTCCTGTCTGTCTTTTTCTGCCGATGTATAGGGAAAGATGGGTTCGCCGTTAATCCGGACGTTTATAATCCCAGTAATCCTGTGCTTTAAAGGAGCATCAAGTTCGTATTCAGCAATCCCTTCTTCTAAATCAAAGACATCATGCTCTTCCTGTAGGCACCATGACATATCGGCAAACTCAATAGCTGCAGCCAATACCGCACGTTCCGCGGTAAATCCCGGGCATGAAGTAGCTGCAGCTTGAACCTCGGGTATCAAACCTGTTAAGTCAATCATTATTCGGGTCCATTACTAAGTCTACTTGCGTTTTAATTCCCAGCGACCGAAGAAATGACTCATAATACCGCGCTGATTTAGGCTGGTCGGCATACTCCGTATCTTTACTGAACGCTCGGTACATCACATAATCCAACAGGGCATTGGCATAGATGTCTGACAATGTAATATGATTGCCGATAGTGTCGCAGTCTGCTGGCGGCACCGAATATGCCAATTCAACATAAGACTGTGCCCCAGCCTGGGGATAAACATAGAAATGTTTAGGATCTTCGGGATCAAAGGTATAGTTCTTGATATCGTCCTGAGCATCATCAGTGTGCCAGGTTGGAACTTGTGTGTCAAGAATGTCACGATCAACAATGATGATTGGCCTCCCCGGGCTTAATCCATCACTTCCCATGTTCCGGATAACATTGAGCAATCTAATCCCATCGCTCGGAATGCTCTGCTTTGTACTGCCTGAAATCAACGCCACAGAAGTGTTTGAAACTGACGCATCAGGACGATGAATAACTACTTCACGCTGTCCATCATTCAAATACCCCAACAGTTGAGTAATCGGCCAGCGAACATTTGTTGGATCATGGAGCAAAACCGAAGCTCTACCGGTAATCGCGCTTGCTTGCATTGGTTAATCTCCTTCGAGGTCTTGCTCCTCATCGTCAATGGCCGCCGGGATTTCATCGCCGGGAACAAGGGGTTCATCCTGGTGAGTAGACGCTTCCTTTGCCACCTTGAGAGCGCCAACCCTGAATAATGTCGGACATTCGTTTGCGATTGCCAGGGCCACCCCATCATCAATTCCTTTGGCAAACCCGTTTTTGTCGAATTTTACAGGCTCAGTCATCCATGGAAGCGATAATGGTCCGTAATTTTTCTTTTTGCCTAAATAGGTCAAGGTAGCCATTTGCTTATTCTCCTGTTTGGAAAGTTATATTTCTCCCCGGCTCCAGGGTAGCCCCATAGAACCGGGAAGAAGGCAATCAAAAGATTGTGCAGCACAGTTAAGGCTCCAGGCTAAAACGCGTCGGCTTCGTCTTTGATCGAACCAAGGACTTTATAATAAACATCCATGGTAATCTCAACGTCAGCATCCATAACCTCCCCGAGAACTTTGGCATCAATGGTATCGTCGGCGCTATACACATGATTGAAGCAGGTGGCAACATCTCCCTCGCTCCACAACTCTCCGTTACAAGCACCGGCATTCACATCAACCCCATCAAAGAATCGGTCGACGTCATCACCATCACCGATATCCATAGTCGTGGTTGCTGAATGGAACGCTGCACTAGTCTGGAATTTGATATCCAGAATCATGGCATTTTTTGGTATTGGAACCATTTCAATCACACTGTCAGCGGCCAATTCCGCCGGGGCCGTAAACTTCGCGGAGCGGCAGTACACCCTGCCTGCCTCATAAGAATCGGGCATGACTCCTGCAATTACAGCAGCACTTTGGTTACTCATTTTTCAATCCTCCATAAAAAGTTAAAGTTCCCGGGCTTCAGCTCCCGCCTCGGCCCGGATAATCAGTTAAAGGTTAAACTCATGTCGGATCAGCACATGCTCCGTCAACCGCAAGAACACCAAAGTCCTTAGAATCGTAACGGGATTTCTTAACCCCGTAGATCGTCCCGGCGGTAATTGCAAGGGCATTACCACGGTCGTCAGTCTCTTCATTCCAAGAATAACGCTGCGGACTTCCACCCTGGCCCCAAGCAATCATTCCGGATTGAGCGCCAAGCAGCAAAGCTCTACCCGCTGCAATATTGGCACCGGAACCATAATCATCAAAACGAATCACGTTACGATGTTTATGCAGAATAACCCCGGCATATTCACCAAGAGCATTTTTATAAATCATGCTCTTTTGCCCATCGGTATTTTTATGGACATCCACCCAATCATTTGCACTGGATGCGGTGCGTAAATCGTATGCCTGCCATGTGTGCATCAGCATGACATACTTTTTCTCACCGTTAATCTCAAACGGGAGAATCATCGGGTCAAGTGTTTCGATTTTAGCAACTAAACGCTCAATCAGCCCCAGGGTAATTGTATCATCAGCAGCAACATCATTCTTGGCCGTTGCGTCACCCATGTAAACAAGATGATCTGAATCGGGAGCCTGCAGAGCGTTCCCAGCCCGTCCGGTCCAACTCAAACCAACATGAAAACTGGAATCAATCCCACGAGCACCGGCCAGATACATCATAATCTGCTCGTCATAATCCTCAGCCCACCAGGTAGCCAGAGCATCACGGCCCTGTTTCCGGATGTTGTAAGGAACTCGCTGTTCAGACATTTTGCCCTTGCTCTTCGTCCCTTTACGCCGCTGGTCAATAAACAGCGAATCGTTGAAGAACGTCAAGGCTTCTTCCGCGCTGGTCCCTTCAATGGTGGAATCTCCTTCAACACCATCGCCGGACAGTTTCATCCGCAACCCGACAGTGATTTTTTCACCGGCGGCCTTGTTCAGCTCTTTTTTGATTTTGATCAGGGCATTATCGCCCACGCCCATGAATTTGGCGAAATACTGCTTTTTTGCAGCTTCAACCCCGAGACTCGTACTCCAACGCTGGACGGCCAATGGCGCGCCAACTGCAAATTCGGTCATACTCATTTAATCATCTCCATATTTCTGGAGTTAAGCACCTGCTAACAGTTTTTCTTGCTCTGCCTCCGACAACCGGCCAAACTCTTCCTCACTCAGCATTTGTCCGCTGTTTGGAATTGAGCCTGCATCGCCGGGGACATCAAGCACACCGGGCGAGGCACTTCCTCCTTTAAATTTCTTCATAAGCTCTGCGGTAATTTCTTCCCGCAAAGATTCCTTGATTGCTTCTCGCTGTGCATCAGGATCAGATAACCGTGTCCGTAAATTATTCAACAAAGACACAACACTTGCAGCACCTTCGCCCATAAGAACAGCACCCTTGCTGCCGGCAGCCATAACTTTCGTGCGCGGATCAGTAAGCAACGTCAGGAAATGTGGATCTAAGCCATTCTCAACGGCAAAATCCCCCAGCTCTTCACCGGCCTTATTCCCTTCATCATAGATTCCGGGAACAATTTGCTGGATCATGCTGGCCGCAACATTGATTTGCTCAGTCTCGATATCCTCTTGAGCAGCTTTATTAGCCTGCTCGCGCTGATACGTTTGCAACTCATACTGATATCTGATAGCTTCCCGGGGGTCATCCTCAAGCAACTCATCAAATTCAGCATCACTTAAGACCTTGAACTCTTCCGCCTTCTCTGCTTCACTCGTTTTACTTTTCAGCGATTCGTTTTCGGCTTGCAGATCGGCTAATTGCTGCGTTAATGCCTGTCGTTTGGTACGCTCTTCACTTAAGGCTTGATACGGAACATAACCCTCCGGGGGTTTCTTGGTTGCAGCATCGTCAGCACCTTCCTCTTCCTCTGTCGGCTTGGCAGCAGCCGTGTCATCATCCTGCCCTGAGTCGTCGCTTTTGGCTTTGTCTGCATCCTCTTCCGTTTTTGCTGCTTCCTCTCCCTCGGAACCGGCTTTCTCGTCACCTGCTTCCGTTTTGCCTGCTTCCTCTCCGGCTTTAGCCTCTTCTTCCGGGTCGCTACCCATCAATTCGGCTTCGGTAACTCCTTCATCTGTGAAAAAATCAGGAAGTTCTTGCGTTACCTCTTGTCCTGCCTCCAGGTCCGCCGGGGCATTTGCAGGTTCTACGTTCGCTACTGGTTCCGGGGTTGTGACTGTCGCATCATTTGTCGTTTGTTCAGCCATGGTAATATCCTCCTTCAATAGGTTTTACGTCCGCTAAGACGAACTGCTATCTGGTTTCGGGTTTAGCAGTCCCCGTATTTGAAAGCCGTAACGTGGCCTAAGTCGCAAAAAGAAAAGGCTGGCGATAATCCCTTGAGAGGAAAATCAGCCAGCCCTTAATGGTGCGTGTGCTATTTGTTTATTATTCGGTTGTCTTTAATCTTAGGCGTCTACACCCATGTCATTTACCCACCTTTATTGAAATATCTTCAAAGATAATCTGCGATAACCCGGGCCGTTTTACATGCTTAACCGTGTACCAAACGCCCCATTTACGCAAAACAGCTTCGATGTCTTCCTGGATTGCCTTACCCTGTGCTACGGTTGGCAGCTTCATTATATCCCTGCTCCTGGGGAATGAGGAAATACTCTATCGAAATTCTCGCGATAGTTTTTAAAAGCCTGTTTGCCCCTCGTCGTCATACTGAACGCCATAAAATTCCGGCCCATCGGACAATCCTGATGATGAACTGTCCCAACTTCCCTGATCATTTTATC